TCTCTCTCTCAGAACTTGTTGGGTCGAGGTGCCTTAGCACCTATTCCAGAGTACCGGGGCCCTGCTCGTCTGTCAAGACGGGGGACCACACAGCGATGCGACCCCCGCTGCGCCCGGGCCCCCACTTCTGCCCGAGTGGCTGGCTTCCCGCCGCGCGCAGGGCGCGCGTGATGGCCCGTACTGAGGTCCGCGCCGGGATCTCGTCACGCAGGTCTACCAGCATCGCCGGCGCAGACACGGGCTGAGGCGTCCACGTCGGGTCGGGCGCCAGCATCGCGGTCTCCCGCTCCTGCTTCCCCATCCAGGCAAAGCCTTCGGGCTTCGGCGTCGCGAGGTACCGGGCCACAGGGCCGAGCAGCGGGTCCTCCTCGGTCGCCCGACTCGCCTGCTCGGCCTGCATGCGCTGCTCCTCGGCCTCAGACATCCAGGTCTTTTCCCCATTGCGATACAGGAAAACAGCCTCCGCCCAAATCTGGTCCCGGCGGTAGTTCGTCAGCAGCTCGGTGGGGATCGTGCGCGTGATCCTCACCGGCCAGTAGCGCCGGTTTCCCTCCTCATTTGCGAGGAAGTCCTCGTGGTTCGTGGTCCCCCATATGACGAAGCGGCGAGCCATCGTGCGCGACGTGCGCCCGTACTTCGGCCTCCAGGTGTCCGAGCGAGCGGTTAGAAAGCGTTTGAGCGCGTCGCCGTAGCGAGACCCTGAGCGTGTCACGGCGAAGCCCTCGTCGGCCTCCACGATCCAGGCCTTGTGACACGGGTCGAACAGGTCCGCGTCCCCGCCGAGGATGTCGGGGAGCGCCGCGGACCAGGGGCCGGCCAGCCATCGGACCCATGAGGTCTTACGAGTGCCCTGCGGGCCGACGAGGACCAGGGACGAGTCCACCTGGTACCCGGGCTCGAACGCGCGAGCTACCGCGGCCACGCACGCACGCATCACGGCCCTGGATGTCCACTCCCGCTCGGGCTTGTCGTCCCAGGGAACGCCGGGTAGCACCTCGTCCAGGGCGTCGGGGCCGCCAGACAGGCGCTTCACCCTGTCCCACCTCAGCCCGCCCAGGTAGCCGGTAAGCGGGTCCACCTCGCGCCCGGGCAGGGACGCTGCAAGGGAGAGAATCTCCCGAACCGCGGCCATCGCGGGGACGTCCCCGCAGTACGTAGCCCCAAGGTACTGCTGGACGGCAGCCTCGTCCTCGTCGGTATCCGGGTACAGGCCGAGGCGGGCACGCTCCTGCTCGAAGAGCTCCGACTGGCTAGCCCACGGGGGCCGGACACGCCACCCGGGCCTGCGCCCCATCGCCGAGATGGCGCGAGAGGACAGGAGCGGGTCAAGCTCGACAAGAGCCTTACGGTCAGCAGCGTCATTGAGGTTCCGCCGACCGGTCTTCGCATTACGAGGGCTCAGCGCGGCCTCGCACGCCTCTACTGAGGCCAACCGAGCAGAAACAGACGGCTCCTCACCATCTGGGGCCTGCCCCTCCCCGGGGAACGCGCGGGAGGCCAGCTCCGCCACCACAAGCGGCATCTGCGCCGCGTCAGCGCCGAACAGCACCCGGGATGCCCGCTCTGCGGGCGGTTGCGCAGGGTCATCGGAGGAGCCCTCAGTCTGGAGGCCGTACCTCCACTCGGCCACGATGTCGAAGACGCTCATCGTCTGCCCGTGCGTGGGCGAGGACCCGGCGTGGTCGAACCACAGGGTTCGATCCTCGTTCACCGGGGTGAGCCCAGGCTGACTCTGCGTCGAGTCGACGTGGATGAACCCGTGACCGAGAGGGCGGTACGGGAGGCCGAAGGCCTCAACTGCACCCCCGAGGGTGTACGCCCGGTTGAATGCGCCGGCTACGCCCGGGAGCGTGAGCGGGTCACGGCGGCGGGCGGGCGCTGCGGAAACCGGCTCGGGGCGCTGCTGGCCCTGGTCGGCAACGATTGGGTCCACGTCGATCGGCTTGCCCTGGCTGCGCCAGGACCGGGCGCCGAGGATCTCCATGTCGGACCCAGGGACGACGTGCGGGAGGAAGAACCGGTGGGCCCCGGCAGCCGCGCTGGGGTCCAGCTCAACGCCGAGCGCGGTGCCGGCCCAGCGGAACAGGCGCTGGTACTCGGCGGCGGACACGGGGCGCGAGATAAGCGCGATGACGCGCAGCCTGGGGGCCTCCTCCGTGTGGGAGGCGGTCGTGTACGTGACGGCGTCCCATCCCAGGGCGGCTACCCGGTCGGGCACGTCGTGCGGGACTGCGGTGTCCAGGTCCAGCACAAGGGCGGTGTGAGACAGGACGTTGGCCGCGGTGGCCCGGTGGCTGCCAAGAGTCCCGACGAACACCCCGGGGACGATATGCGGGTCTTTCTCCAGGAGCGGCGCCCCCTGGACGAAGTCCTCGATGGTGTCGAGTGTCCACTCGTCGGGGCGGTAGCACCCGGTTGCGAGGGGGCGGGCGACGTTGACGCGGAATGAGCTGCTGTTAGCCATTGGTCCTCCACTGGTTCCGGGGTGGGGCACCAGGCTACAGGGATTAGGTGGGGTGGGGCAAGCGAGCACCTTGGGGTTTTGATAACGACGTCGTTATTTACCGCGAAGCTGCTTGAGGAATGCTTGGAGAACGATAACGGAGCGATCAACGCGGGTAACGCCATCCTCGGCTGCGCGTGTCCCGCGGATCGGATCAACCCCCGCAACCGCAACGAACCAATCACCCCCAGCAACCGCAGAACCCCAACGAAAAACCACTACTACTACTAACTACTACCTTCTACTAAAGGAAAATATATAGAGGGGGAGTGTTATAAAAGGGTTATAAGGGGGAATGTAGAGTGCTAATACGCGTGAGGAGCGAGTGACTAGCACACCCGGGCGCTCCGTTGACGGTCCCCACGCGGGGGTGGCATCATGGCGGCATGAGCCCGACCATGCCACCCACCCGATGCACCTACCCAGGGTGCACGCGCTTAACCCCCTCCGGCACATCGAGGTGCCCCTCCCACGCGACCCGCACCCCCTCGGCACACACCCGGTGGCTGCAAGCCCACCCCTCCGATCAGGCCCCCTGGGTGTCTTTACGTACCCGGGTACTCCTGAAGTACCCCTCCTGCCAGTGGCCTGGGTGCGGGGCCCCCAGCACCGAGGTGGACCACGTGGTCGAGGTAGCCGACGGGGGCGCCTTCCTCGACGAGGGCAACGTGCAGGCGCTGTGCCATGAGCACCACGAGCGCAAGACAGCAATCGCGGCTGCTGCTCGACGAGCACGATCACCGAAGCGGCGCAGGGCCAAGGGCGGCGGCACACGACGAGCAGCTCGACCACCGAGAGACGCGACGTGGCTTGCTTGACTGACTCGGCGAAGCGATCAAGCAAAGCGCATGCGACAACGATCGTTTTGTTTTTGCGAACTCGCCGATGAACAGCGCAGACACAGATGACGTGGGCCGTGAAAAATCGGGAGGGGCGTTCCGCAAATCGTTGGAAGCCCAACGGAAGGGCGCGCCCGTCATTTTCGAGCAAAAATCTGGCATTCGTCGCCTCTCGCGCCCGAGGTGCCGGGGTGATAAGCTCTGCTTTAGATTCGATATTTACCCACCCAATTAACCGAGGAGTTCAGTATGAGCCGCAAGGCGGGACAGAGCGTCAGCGACGCGCGTCTTCCGCGCGGACTCCGCCTCGTGGACGACTCGGTACCCGAGAAGGCGACGATGCACACAGCGGCCGCGTTGCCGCGAGACGCTGAGCGCCTGGCACCGCCCTCGACGCTGAGGAAGGACCTGCATCCGCTGTGGGACGAGATCACCGGATCGCTCCACGCGAGCGGCCTCCTGGCCGCGGCGGACACCACGATGGTGGCGCTCCTGGTCCAGGAGCTGGAGCTCTACACGATCGCCGTCGGCACAGCACGCGCCGAGGGTGTGATCCTCTACAGCGAGAAGGGCACTCCCGTCGCAAACCCCGCGTTCTCCATCGCGTCGACTCACGCCCGCGTCATCGAGGGCTTGTGCAAGACGATGGGGCTGACGTTCGTAGCTCGCGCAGCGATGGACGCGCCCGAGTCCGTGAAGGCGAAGGCAGGAAACCCATTCGCCGTCTAGCCTGAGGCCATGCCAGCAGTCATAACTTCAGACCGCGCCCGCGCCCACGGGCTCTCTCCAGAGGTCCGCTGGTACTGCGAGAGCCGTGGTTACGAGGTCCCCGAGTGGACCAAGCCCCTGTGGCGAACGCCAGAGCCCGGCGAGGAGCAGGGGGCCCGCTTCGACCCGGCCCGTGTTGACCGAGTCATCTCCGCGCTCCGAGCCCTGCGCCACACCCAGGGCGAGTGGGCTGGTAAGCCGCTGGAGCCGTCTCCGTGGCAGGTGGCCTATGTCCTGGCACCGATCTTCGGGTGGGTGGTCGAGGATGCGGACGGCCGTGTCGTGCGCTGGTACCGGGACGCCTGGGTCGAGGTCCCTCGCAAGAACGGCAAGACGACCCTGAGCGCCGCCATCATGGTCTACTTAGCTTTCGCAGATGGAGAGGGCGGGGCACAGGTGCTGCTCGCAGCCGGGTCGAAGGACCAGGCGCGCCTTGCCTATGACCCGATTGCGCTTGCGGTCAGCGCCTCACCGCAGATGGCCGACGCCGGGGTGCGCGCCTGGAAGTCAAAAATTATCCGGGCAGCGGATGGGGCCGTCATCAAGCCCGTCGCCAGCGTCGGGGACACACTCCAGGGCACGAACCCGCATGGCTACCTCGCCGACGAGATGCACGTCCACAAGGACCTCGACCTGATCCAGGCTCTGGAGACCGGGACCGGCGCCCGCCGGCAGCCCCTCGGCTTCGTCATCACGACGGCGGACGCCGGGGGGACGATGACGCCGTACGCCGTACGCAGATCACGGGCCGAGAACGACTGCCGCGGAGAGCCGTCGCGCCGCTACGTGGTGATCTTTGCTGCCCCGCGCGGGGCTGACATCTTTTCTGAGGAGACGTGGAAGCGGGCCAACCCCGGTTACGGGGTCTCTCCGACACGGGAGTCGATGCGCGCCGCCGCCGAGGAGGCAAAGACGGGCCCCGAGGAACGTGCTGCATTCGAGCGTCTGAGGCTCAACAGGCGCTTGAAACAGTCGGCCCGATACATCGACCTACCCAAGTGGGATAGAAGCGCCCCCACGCCGCTCAGGACGCTCTCAGACCTGTCCGGGCGTCCGGTGGTCGGCGGGCTGGACCTTGCAAGCGTCTCGGACCTTGCGGCGCTGTGCTGGCTGACGCCGCGTCAGCCCGGCGACCCGAAGGGAACGCCGCTGTGGTCGGCGGTGTGGCGCACGTGGACGCCGGAGGAGAACCTCAGGGCGCTCGACAAGCGCACCCTCGGAGCGGCCTCTCGGTGGGCGGAGCTGGGTCTGCTGGAACTCACCCCCGGGGACGTCCTGGACTACGACGTCGTGCAGCGTCGCATCGAGGAGGACGACCGCGAGATGCGGGTCGAGGCAATTGGTTTCGACCCGTGGTCGGCCACTCAGCTCTCGACGTCGCTCTACGGCCAAGGTCTCCCGATGGTCAAGGTTCGGCAGGGGTATGCATCGATGAGCGCTCCGCTGAAGCGGATGAAGGCGCTGGTCTACATGCGCGATCTCGGCCATGACAATCCGATCGCCGACTGGTGCATCGACAACCTGGCCGTCGCGCGTGATCCGGCGGGGAATGTGAAGCCCGACAAGGCGAAGTCTGGAGAGAAAATTGACCTAGTGGCAGCTCTTGTTACCGCGATGAGCCAGGCGATGATCTTCGATGCCGAGCGAGAGGCTCAGGAGGCTTCCGACGAGCACGGAGCGGGCTTCCTGGTGTGAGCGCCAGTAGGATTGACGTGTGAAGCCAACCTGTATGACCATTGCGCTGACAGATGACACTCAGTTGTCAGTCAGAATTCGACCTATCAGTCTCTTGCTGTGGCGTGTTAAGCGCGTGCTCAAGCTTGACGCCGAGCTGGACGGTGAGGCGCTGGTCATGTGGGTCCCATGGAGGAGCGTGCTGGTCATCGCTATCGCTCCGGAAGAGGAGAGCGACTGATGGCATTGACAGTTAGGGGAGGGGCTTTGGCGCGCCTGTCAATTGTCGACCCTCCGATCACGCTCCGGAGCGCTGGCGGCCGCTCCGCTACGGCGGGGTCTCTCGCTGGGATGAGCATCCGCGGCGTGTGGGAGAGTCAGCCGAGCGTGCGGAAGGTCGTGTCGTTCATGGCGAGCACGGTCGCCGCGCTCCCGTGGCGCGTCTACCGCGCGGAGGATGGGGGGCGTGAGCGCTTGCACGACTCCCCCGCAGAGACCCTCGTGCGAAAACCCGCACGGTTCACAACTTCTGCGGACCTTGTGACAGGTTTGGCGCTTGACTGGCTCCTCTACGGAACCGCATGCGCGGTGCTGGTGGACGAGGAGATCGTGCGTGTCCCCGCGCCGTTGCTGGTCCTCAGCACCGACATCTTCGGACGGGTGGACGACGTTGCGACGGTGGCCGGCGGCGAGACGATCACGCTGACCGCCCTGCCGGTAGCGCTCATGCATGGCTGGGACCCGGATGGGGCGGGTGCCGTTGCCCCGGTCCGCACGCTGCGCGCTCTGCTCTCCGAGCTCAGCGAGGCTGAGGGGTGGCGCCGCCGCATGTGGACCGACGTCCCGCGCGTGGCTGCGCAGGTGACCCGGCCCAAGGACGCCCCGCGCTGGTCGGACGAGAAGCGCGAGCGCTTCCTCCAGGCCATGGCGGACTTCAAGTCCTCGACATCGGGTGGCTCCATCCCGGTGATGGAGGACGGGATGAGGCTTGAGAGCGCCCCGCAGGTTCAGCCAGACCTCTCCAGCGCGTCGAGCGTGCGCACGCTCACCGACATCGAGGTGGCCGGCTACTTTGGCGTACCGCCCGAGTTGCTCGGGATGCGAGAGGCCAACTATGGCGGCTACGCCGCGCTTCGCCGAGACCTGTACACCCGCGTCCTCGGCCCGCTCATCGGCAGGATCGAGGATGCTCTGAACGCCGAGATCGTGCCTGCGCTCGTCGGTGGCGACACCTCCGTCTACGGCGTGCTCGATCGCACGGAGGCGCAGGACGGCACGCTGCTTGAGCGTGTCCAGGCACTCCAGTCCGCTACCGGTGGCCCCGTGATGACTCGGGCTGAGGCTCGTGAGCGCCTCGACCTGCCGTTCTTGGAGGGCACAGAGGAGCTCATCGTCCCCCTGAATGTCGTCCAGGGCGGCCAGGCGAGCCCAACGGACTCGGGTTCGCAGAACCTCGACGGTGCTGATACGAACCAGCTCGACCATCGTCAGCAGGATCAGGCCGCGGACGAGGGGAAGGCCCTCGACCCAAAAGGTCGATTGGTCTTGAAGGCCGTGACTTCAAGACCGTCACCTTCGATTCTGGCGCAGATGAGGCGCGCCTACGTCGATGAGCTCCAGCGAGAGGGACTGAGCGAAGCCGCTATTGACACACTGGCCGATCGGATCGAGCCGTACCTCGCCGAGCAGGCTGTCACCGCGGCCAACGGGGTGATCCTCCGTTCGGGGACGGGCGCCGAGACCATCGGGGGCGGGGCCATCCGCAATTACATCCGGCAGATGGCCGAGGGTAAGGCGGGCGCCGCGGTCGAGGCCGCGATGCGCATCATCGGGGCAGCGGCGCAGGACGACGCGGCGCAGGATGCTGCGCGCGAAGCCATCGAGGACATTCTCTCGGAGGACCGTCTGGACTTGTGGGCGGACGCCTCCACGAAGGACGCTGCGGGCTTCGGGTCTCAGGAGGGGGCTCGGCGCTCGGGCGCCGTGAAGAAGATGTGGGTCCACAACGGCTCCAGCCACCCCCGCGCGGATCACGCCGCGATGGATGGGGAGACGGTTGAGATGGACGACACGTTCTCCAACGGGATGCGCTGGCCGCACGACTGGGGCGGGGGCGACGCCGACGACATCGTGGGGTGCAACTGCGACATCGCGTACGTGTGGTGACCGTAGGCTTAGACCATGAAGCGAACCGTTCAGAAGCACGCCCGCGCTTGTATCACCGTGGGTACAAGCAAGGTCGCGGCGGGACGCCGCCGGGACGACGAGAAGCCCGAGGACGAC